GAATGAACAAATTTTGGAGGTGGGTTAAGAACAAAGCTCCAGACAGTGGAGGTTCTGACGAAGAGGAACGAGCCTTGTATCTTAACGGAGCAATTAGCGACACGTCTTGGTTTGACGACGATGTGACTCCGGCTATTTTCAAGGATGAGCTGAACTCTGGGAAGGGTAACATTACGGTCTGGATCAATAGTCCGGGTGGTGACTGCTTTGCGGCAGCCCAGATCTACAACATGCTCCGTGACTACAAAGGTCATGTGACGGTGAAGATTGACAGCCTTGCAGCGAGTGCAGCAAGTGTTATCGCAATGGCAGGAGACGAGGTTCTCATCAGTCCCACCGGCATGTTCATGATTCATAACCCGAGTACGGTTGCCATGGGAGATCACGGAGACCTTGAGAAGGCGATCGACATGCTGAATGAGGTGAAGAACTCCATCATCAATGCCTATCAGGCAAAGACGGGTATGTCCAGAAATAAGCTTTCTAAGCTCATGGAGGATGAGACCTGGATGGATGCGAACAAGGCTGTGGAGTTCGGCTTTGCAGATGGCATGATCACCAGAAACACACCGGCAGCGATTCCGCTTGGAAAGCCGGAGGAAGAAGACCCCGATGAGGACGATCCGGATGAGAAGACCCCGGAAGAGGAGTCGGAAAAGAAAGATCCGGATAAGAAAGATCCCGATGAAGATGACGATGACAAGGACAGCTTCTCCGGGTATCTGTTTGCAGCGCATCCGTTTGAGATGGCTGTCACCAATCAGCTGATTGACTATGCGAAGAGGCATGCTCCGGCAGAGAAGCCGAAGGAAGCACGTGTACCGGTAGCGGACTGCTACCAGAGACTCAAGTCCATCAAGGACACATTTTAAGGAGGATTTCATTATGGATCTGAAGGAACTTTATACGAAGAGGGCAACCGCGTGGGAGGCTGCCAAGAAATTTCTGGATACCCACAGAACGGAAGACGGAACGATGTCTGCTGAGGACGGTGCCGTCTATGACCGCATGGAGCAGGACATCACAAACCTGACGAAGGAGATCGAGCGCACCGAGAGACTCAACGAGATGGAGAAGAAGCTGGCAATGCCGACTTCCAAGCCTCTCACCGGAAAGCCGGGTGCGGGAGCCGAGGACAAGCCTCTGACCGGCAGGGCTTCTCACCAGTACGCTGTGGATTTCCTGACCGCGATGAGGTCGAACTTCCACCAGATCAGCAACGTTCTGGAGGAGGGAAATGATGCAAACGGCGGATATCTTGTTCCGGCTGAGTGGGACAAGAGACTCATCGACAAGCTGGATGAAGAGAACATCTTCCGTGGCCTTGCGACGACCATCACCACTTCCGGTGAGCATAAGATCAACATCGCAGCCACCAAGCCTGCCGCAGCATGGATCGAGGAGGGTGAGGCGCTGACCTTCGGGGACGCTACCTTCGATCAGATCATGATGGATGCACATAAGCTCCATGTGGCGATCAAGATCACCGAGGAGCTCCTGTACGATAATGCCTTCAATCTGGAAGGCTACATCATCGACCAGTTCGGTCGCGCCATCGGAAACGCTGAGGAGGACGCTTTCCTGAATGGTGACGGACAGGGCAAGCCGCTCGGCATCTTTGCGGACAAGGGCGGTGGTGAGAAGGCTGTCGAAGTAGCAGCCGGAAAGCTGACCTCCGATGACATCCTGAACCTCATCTACTCCCTGAGACGTCCGTATCGCAAGAACGCGTCTTTCATCATGAACGACCAGACCCTTGCGGCACTCCGTAAGCTGAAGGATGCCAATCAGGCGTATATCTGGCAGCCGTCCTATCAGGCAGGGGAGCCGGATCGCCTGTGCGGATATACCATCCACACCTCTGCTTACTGCCCGACGCTCGAAGCCGGTAAGTCTGCGATCGCCTTTGGTGATTACAAGTACTACAACATCGGTGACCGTGGTACCAGATCTTTCCAGGAGCTTCGCGAGCTCTTTGCCGGAAATGGCATGGTCGGCTACGTGGCAAAGGAAAGAGTGGATGGCAAGCTGGTTCTTCCGGAGGCCATCAAGATCCTGTCTGTGAAGGCTGCGGCCTGAGATCGTTTAAGGGGGTAGCGCTTTGCTACTCCCTTTTAGATTGGAGGAATGTATGGTCACGCTGGATGAAGCAAAGAATTATCTCCGGATCGATTTTGCTGATGATGACGGGCTCATCCAGCAGCTGATCGATTCGGCAGAGAGGCTGACAAAAGATGCCGGGAGGCTTTCGGATGAAGAGTTCGAAGCAAACGACAAAGCTGTCCGGATTGCTGTTTTTTATGCCATCGGCTACCTCTATGAACACCGGGAGGATGCGGACCTGCATGAGCTGACGCTGATGCTCCGGTCTATCCTCTTTGGCGTCCGGAAGGAGGTCTTCTGATGGATATCGCAGCACTGAACCTTCGGATCACATTTCAGAGGCAGGTCACGGATGTCGATGAATACGGGAATCATACAAATCACGACGAGGACTACATCACCTGCTGGGCAACAAGCTCTGGTTCCGGTACGGAGGCCGACGAAGCCGGGACCACAAATCCGAAGGAGACCATCGATTTCACAACGAGGTGGTGTGAGGCCCTGTCCAAGGTAACCAGTGACGGCTACCGGATCATTGCGGACGGGAAGCTCTACAACATCCTCTACGTGAACCCGATGGGGTATAAGCATCGGAGTCTTAAATTTCATTGTGAGAGGGTGAAGCGATGAGCACGATCAAACCGGAGCAGCTGTCGGATGAGATCATGAAGGGTCTTGAAGAATACAAGGACCTGTCTACCGATGCCATGAAGGAATCCGTCGAGAAGGTAGCCAAGAAGGTGAAAAAGGATATCCAGTCCGCAGCCCCTGCTCTGACCGGAAGATACAAGAAGTCATGGAAGGTTACGAAGACCGATGAGAATAATGAGCGCCTTGTGATGACAGTCCATGCCGGAAGGTATCAGCTGACACACCTGCTCGAACATGGGCATGCCAAGCGAGGCGGCGGGAGAGTCCGGGCCATTCCGCATATCGCTCCTGCTGAGGAGGAAGGCGTAAAGGAACTGGAGGATGACATCAAGGAGGCGCTTGAGAAAGGCGGCGGATCATGACCTATGAAGAACTGACGGCCATGCTGAAGGAAGCGGATCTTCCTTTTGCCTATGACCATTTCGCAGAAGGTGAGTCTCCGGACCCGCCTTTTTTCGTGTTTCTGATTCCGACTGAAGAGACCTTCGGCGCGGACAACATCGTGTATGCATCCTTCCCGGAAGTGAATGTCGAGCTCTATACGGACAAGAAGAATCCCAAGCTCGAGAAGCGTCTGCAGAAGATCTTTAACAGCCATGAAGTGTACTGGCAGAAATCAGAGACCTGGATTGCATCGGAGCGCATGTATGAAGTGCTCTACGAACTGACTTTATAAGGAGGCAGGAATGGGTAAGAAAAATAAGGTGAGGTACGGCCTGAAAAACGTCCATTATGCACTGGCAACCATTGCGGAGGATGGAACGGCAACCTTTGAGAAGCCTGTCCGCTGGCCCGGTGCGGTATCGATCAAGTTTGCTGCGCAGGGATCTCAGGAGCCCTTCTACGCAGATGACATCAAGTATTATGTCACGAATTCCAATACCGGCTACAACGGTGATCTGGAGACTGCGATGGTCCCGGAGGATTTCAAGACTGCCGTGCTTGGTGATGTGAAGGATGCCAATGGGGTGCTTGTCGAGAACGCAGATGCGGAAGCAGTCCATTTTGCGCTGCTTTTTGAGTTCTCAGGAGATGAGAAGGCGGTCCGTCATGTGCTTTATAACTGCACGGCTTCCCGTCCGGATATGGAGGCGGAGACCAAGGAAGACAAGGTATCCGTAAAGACCGAGGCGCTTACGATTGATGCGTCCACGATCTACTCCAAGGAACTGGACATCAACGTGGTCAAGGCGGATACCAGCAGCGAGACAGACGATGCCACCTATAACAAATGGTACAGCGAGGTACACCTTCCGGCGAAGACGACTACGACGACCGCAAAGGCATGAGAGGAGTAAGGCATGAGAAAGGAACTTGAAATGACGATGGAGGACGGGAGTACAAAGCTCCTGCCCTTTGAAGCCAATGGCGCGACGGCGATCCTTTACCGCATGACGTTTCACGAAGACCTGATGGTCACGATGAACGGTCTCTCCACTGCCAACATGGATACACTGGTCGGGGCCAAGCTCGCCTACATCATGAACGCGCAGGCAGAGGGAAAAACAAACGATCTCTCTATGGATCACTTCATCCATTTCGCTGCCGGGTTTGATGGGATCTGCCTGATTGAGAAGCTCGACGAGTTTGTGGCGATCTACCTTGGCAACCGGATGACGACCTCTGAAGCAAAAAAAGAGGTCGCCCAACTGACAGAGAAATTAACACCGCAGTCTACCTCCTGAGGTGTAAGCAGTTGGGCTTTTCGGTCCAGGAATTATCCCTGCTGGAAGAGGGACAGGTCTATGACCTACTTGCGGAAAGCGGGAATGACAATGAAGAGTACGACGAGATTGCGACGCAGGAGGACTTTGATAACTGGTGAAATATTTTAACAGCCCTGTAAAGATTATTGTTAGACGTAGAAAGAACCACCACTCCGCCAAGTGATGGTTCTATGTAGAAAAACTATTTAGATCCTAGGGGAGAGTCAAACCGCTTGTCGCAGTGCTCTCTTTATGCTTTGATTATAGGAATTCTGCAGGCTATTGTCAAGAATCAGGTAAAAAGCAACAGCCGCCACTCTGCCAAGTGACGACTGTTTAGCAATAAATAGTTTTGCTTGATTGAGACCAACCGCTTGTCGCAGTGCTCTCTTTATGCTTTGATTATAGAAAATCGACAGGTAATGTCAAGAGGCATCGATCTTCACGGGTCGGTGCTTTTTTCATGCAAGAAAGCCAGCCGGGGCATCACTTAGTTGTGATTGGATTCCAGATAGTCGTCAACGGCCTCATGAAAATCGTTGATCAACTCTGACATGGTGGGCCCTTCATAAGAAACCAGTGAACGGATACCGAGAACCTTACCGTAGAAGAGACCGTCTTTTTCGGAGTATTCGACGCTGCCGATGCAATTTTTATAAGAGATTGTATTGTTGTCCATAATTATTCCTTTCGTAGGAACCATAGCATTTTTATTTTGATGTCGCAACTACAAACAGACGTATGAATCAGGAAGGAGGTCAGTATGGCTGATCGTATAAAGGGCATCACAGTCGAGATCGGTGGCGACACCACAAAGCTCTCGGATGCCCTGAAGAATGTAAACAAGTCCATCAAGGATACACAGAATCAGTTGAAGGATGTGAATAAGCTCCTGAAGCTCGACCCCGGCAATACAGATCTCCTCGTTCAGAAGCAGAAGTATCTGTCGCAGGCAATCTCTGATACTAAGGAGAAGCTGAAGCAGGAAGAGGCTGCCTTAAAGCAGCTGAAGGATGCACCCCAGACTGAGGAGACCATCAGACAGCAGGAAGCTCTGACAAGGGAGATTGAAGATACCAAGCAGTCTCTGAAAGGTCTGGAGGACCAGTATAAGTCGGTCGGCTCTGTTGCCGGTGTCCAGCTTCAGCAGGCAGGACAGAAGATGAAGGACATCGGAGACAAGATCACCGGTGTCGGAACTTCCCTTTCTACCCATGTGACAGCTCCGATCACGGCAGTTGGTGCGGCATCTCTTGCGGCCTTCACGGAAGTGGATGCCGGGGCAGATATCGTAAAGACCAAGACCGGTGCGGCTGGGCAGGCCTTAAAGGACATGCAGGATGCGGCAAACGATATTGCAACCTCAATCCCGACAGACTTTGAGACGGCAGGGGCTGCCATCGGTGAGGTGAACACGAGGTTCGGTCTGACGGGTACAGCCTTAAAGGATCTTTCCCAGCAATTTGTCGAGTTTGCTTCCGTCAACGACACCGATGTTTCTACCTCAATCGACAACGTTTCTTCTGTTCTCAATGCCTTCGGTATGGACGCATCGCAGGCTGGCGGGATGCTGGATGTCCTGAACTCTGTCGGACAGGCGACCGGACTTTCCATGGATACGCTGTCTACGGATCTTTCCCAGAACGCGGCACAGCTCAAGGCTATGGGCTTTAACGCTACCCAGTCTGCACAGTTCCTTGGCAATGTCGAGATGTCGGGCCTCGATGTCGGCACGGCCATGGCTGCGATGAAGAAGGCCATGAACAATGCCGCGAAGGATGGCAAGACACTCGATCAGGCGCTTGGTGACTTCAGTACCACTATGAAGTCTAACAAGTCGGATACAGAAAAGCTGCAGGCAGCCTATGATCTGTTCGGCTCCAAGGGTGGTGCGGCAATCTTCAACGCCATGCAGACCGGAAAGCTCTCTCTTGATGGATTTTCTTCTGACATGAGTTCCTTCAAGGGAAATGTGGAGACGACCTTTAATGACACGCTGGATCCGATCGACAAGTTCCAGACTACGATGAATCAGCTGAAGATCACCGGCGCTGAGGTGGGAAACTCCCTCGCAAGTGTCCTGGCTCCCATGCTGGAGCAGGCAGCCGCAGCACTGAAGAAGTTCTCTGATTTCTGGAATGGTCTGCCGGAACCCATGCAGCAGTTCATCGTCAAGGCAGCTCTGGTCGCAGCGGCGGTCGGACCCATTCTTGTCGGTGTGGGAAAAGTTGTATCGGCTGCCGGAAGCATTACCAGTGTAATCGGCAAGGTCATGACTTCGGTTGGTGGCCTTTCTACCGGACTTACCGCATTCAGCTCCCTGTCCCTGTTTCCCATGATCGGCATCATTGCCGGTGTCGTTGCTGCGGTTGTTGCTGTAGTGGAAATCATCAAGCACTGGGGTGAGATTTCCGAGTGGTTCAAGGGCGTCTGGGATAAGGTGTGCTCCGGCGTGAAGAAAGTCGGTGAGGGGCTTGGCACCTTCTTTACCGGCCTTTGGAACGGAATTAAATCCGGAACGGAGACAGCTTGGAATGACATTAAGAGTGGTGTCTCTACGGTATGGAACGGCATGAAGTCCGGAGCCACGACGATATTTAACGGGATCAAGACCGGTATTTCAAATGCGTGGAATGCTGTGAAGACAGGGACCAGCACAGCATGGAACAACATCAAGACGGTAGCCTCCAATACCTGGAACGGCATGAAATCCGGAGCGACTACCATCTTCAATGGGATCAAGACCAGTATCACGAATGCCTGGAATGCGGTGAAGACGGGTACCAGTACGGCATGGAACAACATCAAGACATCTGCCTCCAATATCTGGAATGGCATGAAGTCTGGGGCGACGACAACCTTTAATGGGATCAAGACCAATATTACAAATGCATGGAATACGCTGAAGTCCAATACCAGCACCGTATGGTCCGGGATCAAGTCTGTTGTGCAGCAGCATGGCGGTGGGATCAAAGGCGTCATTTCTACCGCGATTGATGGGTACAAATCCATCTGGAAGGCTGGCTTCGATGTAATCAATCGTACGACGGGCGGCAAGCTCGGTGATGCTCTCTCCACAGCAAGATCAAAGCTGTCGGAGATCAAGAGCGCCTTTTCCGACAAGATGAACGGAGCAAAGGATGCAGTCAGGAGTGCCATTGACAGGATCAAGGGCTTCTTTCATTTCAGCTGGTCCCTGCCGAGCCTGAAGCTCCCGCACATCAGCATTTCCGGACACTTTGGGATCAATCCTCCGTCCGCACCGCATTTCTCCATCAGCTGGTACAAGAAAGCGATGGAAGACGGCATGATCTTGAACGGTCCGACGATCTTTGGTATGAAGGGTAATTCCCTCCTTGCCGGTGGGGAAGCCGGAGCTGAGGCTGTCGTCGGTGTGAACAGCCTGATGTCAATGATCCAGAAGGCAGTCGGAAGCGCAGGTGCCGGTACGACGATCGGGGATATCAACATCACGGTCTATGGCGCACCCGGACAGGACGTACATGAGCTTGCGGATATCATCGAGAGCAGGATCAACAGCAAGGTCAATATGAAGGAGGCGGTGTTCGCTTGAGACCTTTTAACTATTTTGTTTTTGACGGGAAGAGCAGCGTGGACTTCGGTGTCCGGATTTCCGGAGATGGAGTCTACAGCTCTCCGAAACGAGACTATGAGATTCAGTCGGTGCCGGGAAGATCCGGGGATCTGGTCTTTGATAACAACCGGTATGAGAACGTGAGTCTTACCTACCCGGCAGGCATCGTGAAGAACTTCAGAAACAATGTCGCTGCCCTTCGGAGCTTTCTTCTGACCCGGACAGGATACAAAAGGCTCGAAGATACCTATCATCCGGACGAGTACCGGATGGCTATGTTTGAAGGACCGCTCTCTGTGAAGGAGATCGGAAACATCGCAGGAACGTTTGACATCACGTTTAACTGCAAACCGCAGAGGTTCCTGAAGTCCGGAGAGAAGAAGATCACTTTTACCTCGAATGGCGAGATCCGAAATAACACGCTTTTCCCTGCCAAGCCTCTGATCCTGATCTACGGAAATGGTACCGCAGGTATCGGGCAGAAGACCATAGAGGTGAAGGGCAACACGTATCCTTATGTCGAAGTGGACTGCGAGACCATGGATGCATTTTATGGAGCGACGAACTGCAACAGTCTGATCTCCCTTACCTCAGGAGATTTCCCTGTCCTTGCTCCGGGAGATAACGGGATCACGCTCGGCAAGGGAATCACGAAGATTGAACTCATACCAAGGTGGTGGATTGTATGATACCTGTTTTATACGACGCAGGAGAGAGGGACTTTACGTCAAACGGCCTCGGCAGACTCTATGACGCGATCTCCTGCACAGTGACAGAAGAAAGAAACGGTTCCTTCGAGCTGGAGATGACCTATCCTGTCAGCGGCATCCACTATAAGGATATCCTGAAAGAACGGATCATCTTTGCAGTCCCGGCTGACGGGAAGAAGGAGCAGCCTTTTCGGATTTACAAGATTTCAAAGCCCATGAAGGGCATCACGACGATTCTCGCAAGGCATGTGACCTACCAGCTTTCCTTCATTCCAGTGAAGGCAGATCTTACTCCGGCAACAACGGCGGCACAGGCATTTGAGCGTCTGAAGCATGACGCCATCGAGCCCTGCGGATTTGATTTCTGGACGGATGATACGACAGTTGGGAATTACACGACACCGCTTCCGGCATCTCTCCGGTCCAGACTTGGAGGTGTGGAAGGTTCCATCCTCGACAACTTTGGTGGTGAATATGAGTGGGACAGATGGACGGTAAAGCTCCATGCCGCAAGGGGCCGGGACAGCGGAAAGGTCATCCGCTACGGCAAGGACCTGACCGATCTGAAGCAGGAGGAGTCTATTGAAAATACAGTCACTGGCGTCGTTCCATACTGGGCCAAGGCCAATGACGGCGAGACGCAGCTCGTGACGGCATCACCGGTCTACACCGAGAATGCATCGAAGTTCCCATATCGGAGGACGGTTGTTCTGGACCTCTCATCTGAGTGGCAGGAAGCTCCGTCAGAATCCGCACTTCGGGACAAGGCTGCTTCTTACATGAAGGCAAACGGTTATGGTGTGCCCTCTGTCAATATCTCCATCAGCTTTGTGGCGCTATGGCAGAGTGAGGAGTATAGAAACATCGCACCGCTCGAACGAGTCAATCTCTGCGATACCGTATCGGTGGAATTTCCGGAGCTTTCCGTATCCGCAAAGGCAAAGGTCATCAAGACCGTCTACGATGTATTGAAGGACCGGTATTCCTCCATCGAGATCGGCAGTGCCAGAGCAACCCTGTCCGACTCTATTGCCTCCCAGAATGCGAGGATAGAATCACAGGAAAAATCAAATCGGGCCTTCCTCGAGTCTGCCATCAGGCATGCGACGAAGCTGATCTCCGGAGGGCTCGGCGGACATGTCGTGTTTGGCCTGAATGCGGATGGTCAGCCGGATGAAATTCTTATCATGGATACTGCTGACAAGAACACCGCCGTCAATGTGCTCCGTATCAACATGAACGGCATCGGCTTTTCCACGTCCGGCTATCAGGGACCCTTTGATACGGCGTGGACGATTGACTCCCGCTTTTATGCGGACTTCATCACTGCCGGGACCCTGAACGGAAACCTCATCAAGGCAGGAACGATCACGGATAAGAAGGGTCGGAACTACTGGAACATGGAAACCGGTGAGTTTCGGCTATCCTCTAATACATGGATTGGTGAGAAGACCTTCACGGATCAGTATCAGGCTATTCTTGCCGAAGCCCAGTCTAAGGCGGAGGAGATCGCTGACGAGAAAACAAGAGCTGCGTCTGCCACATGGTCTCAGCAGCTGGAACAGCAGACCGATGGAAAGATTGCGACTTACCTGCAGGATAAGGAACCAAGTGGAGACAAGCTGGATGTAGGCGATATCTGGTTTGATTCTTCGAATGGCTATACCGCTTACCGGTATGATGGTAAGACATGGGTCAAGGTAAAAGACAGCGGAATTGCCCGGGCTCTGCAGGATGCTGCCGATGCTATGAGAAAGGCAGATACAAAGAATACAGTGACTGGAGGGGATATAGCACCTGTTAACCCTGTTGCTGGAGATATGTGGATCGATTCAGGACATGATAATGCGCCCATGATCTACGACGGATCGAAATGGGTTTCTTATCGAGATGAAACGATCGCTGGTTCTTTGGCATCTGCAAAAACATACACTGATGAGAAAGCCAGGGAGGCATCGGGGGAGTGGTCGAAGGCACTGGCTGAGCAGACCGATGGCAAGATTGCAACCTTCCTGCAGGAATCAGAACCGACAGGGGACAAACTTGATAAAGGTGATATCTGGTTTGATTCCTCTGACGGATACACTGCCTACCGCTATGATGGATCTGCATGGGTTAAGGTAAAGGACGCAGGAATTGCACAGGCGCTGAAAGATGCCGCATCTGCCATGAAGAAAGCCAATACCAAGAACACGATCACAGGTGGAGATACTGCCCCAGCCAATCCGGTATCGGGCGATATGTGGATTGACTCCGGTCACGACAACCAGCCGATGATATACAGCGGATCAAAGTGGATTTCTTACAGAGATTCTACGATTGCGAGTTCTTTGACAGCGGCAAAAGCATATGCGGATGAGAAGACGAAGGCAGCGTCGGATACCTGGTCCAAGGAACTGGCAAGCCAGATAGATGGTAAGATCGCGACCTACATGCAGGAGGAAGCACCTGACGGGGATGGCCTTGATGTCGGAGATATCTGGTTTGACTCCTCGAATGGCTACACCGCTTACCGCTACAACGGACAGGCGTGGATCAAAGTAAAGGATGCCGGGATTGCGCAGGCCCTGCAGGATGCAGCCAATGCGATGAACAAGGCCAACACGAAGAACACGATCACCGGAGGGAAGACGGCTCCGTCAAATCCTGTGACCGGCGACATGTGGATCGACTCTGGCAATGACAATAAGCCCATGATCTATAACGGAACACAGTGGATCTCTTACCGGGATGCGACGATCGCAAGTTCCCTCACAGCAGCCAAAGCCTATGCGGATACCATCAACAAGAGCTTGAACCAGACCGAGATTTTCAATCGGCTGACAGACAACGGTTCTCTTGAAGGGATCTACATGGAGAACGGCAAGCTGTATATCAACGGTTCCTACATCAAGTCCGGCACGATCACTGCGGATCTCATCAAGGCAGGAATTATTAAGGTCCAGACCAGTGATGGCGCGGAGGAGATCGACCTTGGCGACAACATCAAGATGACTAATGCTGGAATTGAAGTCAAAACGGTGTGGGGCAATTACATCGAGATCAAGCCGGGCGTCTTTAACGGCATATCATTTACAGGGGACGGAGAAGCTGGGACAGGAGAAGCGGTAGGAATTGCAAAAGAAGGGATTCTGATAAAAAACAACAGTGATAAGCTGCTGGGAAATTTCAACATGCAGTATCCTTCCACGCATATTAACTATAACTCAATAGCTATTTCCGATGCTTTTATGGGCAATAGGTACGTAAGGTTGAGTGCAGATAGTAGTGATTCCTATGCGATATCGGCTAGAGGAAATTTTACTTGCACGGGCTCCAAGTCACGACTGGTAGATACGGCTGATTACGGGCAGAGGCTTCTGTATTGTTACGAAACCCCATCACCCCTGTTCGGAGATGTTGGCGAGGGTGTCATTGCCAGCGATGGAGTGGCATATGTTTTTATTGATTCGATTTTGAGTGAGACCATTGCAACAGCGCAGTATCAGGTATTCCTGCAGGCGTATGGAAGTGGGACATGCTTCATCAAGGAGAGGCGGTCTGCTTATTTTATTGTTGAAGGGACACCTGGGCTGCAATTCGGCTGGGAGCTAAAGGCTAAGCAGTCTGATTTTACACAGACTCGGTTGAATCAGTTCTATGATTCAAAGCCAAAGCGGGATCAGGTGGATTACGGGCAGGAAGCAGTTGATCACATCACAGAGCTAAGTAAGGAGAGAGCAGTATGAAGAAAGCTACAGCAATCACATTTTTCAACGATTCCGTGGGAAAGCGGATGAGTATGGTGTACAGCGAGATCGACGAGAAGACCGCGAAGATCGTATCCGATAACAAGAGGACGGATATCGTGGTCACGGATTCTGATGTGCTGGCCGCCATGGGAACCATTGAAACGTATGTACAGAACTACATTGACACGATCGAGGGATGAGTATGGACGTAAGAGAATATGATCTGAACCTGATCCCGGGGAATGTACCGCAGGTCATCAGGCTTAATCAGTATGATAAAGGGATTTCGTTTAAGTTCACCATCTACCAGGGAGAGAAGAAGTTCTCTATTCCGGCTGGATCAATCGTGCTGCTTACAGGAACAAAACCGGATGGTTTGGGGTTTTCCTATGGGTGTACGTTCTCCGGAGCAGATGTATCAGTCACAATTGGTGATCAGGTCGCTGTCCTTTATGGGAATGTAAGAGCAGAGCTGACGATTCTGTCAGGAAATTCTGTTCGACTTGGTACGGCGAACTTTACCTTCTTTGTGGAAGCGGCAGCACTCAAAGATGATACTGTTATTTCTGATTCGGACTTTCCGGCTATCGTGAAAGCTGCGGATCATATCGATGACGCGAAGAAGTATGCGGACAATGCGGCTCAAAGCGCAAAAGATGCGAAGTCTTCTGCAGCATCAGCGGCCAGTGCTGCGAAGAACGCCATAGCGGGTGAAGTTGCAAGGGCCAAGAGCGCTGAGGCAGCAAATGCCAAAGCTATAGCGGATGAGACAGCCAGAGCGAAGAAGGCAGAGACAGCGAATACCAAGTCAATCACAGACGAGGTGACGAGAGCGAAGGCTGCTGAGGCGGCGAATTCAAAAGCAGTAGCGGCGGAGACGACAAGAGCGAAAAAAGCGGAGGAAGCGAACGCCAAAGCCATCTCAGATGAGACAACGAGAGCGAAGAAAGCGGAGGAAGCAAATACCAAGCTCACCAATGATCTGAAGGGCGGACTCACGGGAGGAACCATTAAGGTTGCAAAAGCATCATCTGCTGATTCAGCATCCATGCTTGGAAAGGTTACAGCCTATCAGACTTCGATACCGGATAATGGGGGCAGAAGAAAATATCTCCTGATGTTTGACATATCAGAGTGGGTGCCAAAGTCGTCGAACGCAGGTACATATGGCTTTGATGGATATTTCTTCTCAAGAAGGAGTAACGGCCATGTCGGCACGAACTGCGCTGGTAGTCTCAGTATCGTCGCCAGTTGGAATGGGACATGGTGGGATGGTAAAAAAGTTGTTTCGGATAATGGGGCAAGTCTCCGACTCAGGACAACTTCCGAGGATTATGTACCAGTTATTCTCCATCAAAAGTCTACTGACCAGTATTTCCTTACTCTGATGACCAATGGTTCCGGCAGAGACTTGATTATGTTTGGAGTCTTTCAGGGAAAGCTCATTGGTACCTGGATTGAGAACACCGGGACAAACCTCACAAATGGAACTTTGCCATCCGATTATGAGGAATACAGCCAAGGATTTTATCTGACGCCCTCTGAGAAGGCAGTGCATGATAAGAATGGGAAGGATATCACGGAGTACCTGGCAAGTGCGGCTTATTCGAATGGAACATTCACTTTTACCGCCGGAAATGGAGCCAAGACTGCATTGACAATCCCTGAAGCTTCATCTTCCGCAAACGGCATGCTTTCTGCAAGTGATAAAGCCATGTTGGATAGAATAGGAAAGATCAATCTAGCTTCCGTGCTGGGATTTTCAAATGTCGCATGGGCTGTTGAAAACAGCGTACTCAATGAGGATATTTCAAGGCTTCTTCCCGGTAAGTACAAGCTTTCTGCTAAGTTTCTGTTTGAGACGGACGACTCAGCTGACCTTACTTGTGCAGGATCTAGCTGGATGAATCAGATCATTGTGTATTGCGACAGGACGATCATCACACCGACGCAGCATCTGATCGACATTCCAATCGGTACAAAGGTTGGTTACACAGTGACAAACTATTGTATTTTCAATATTTCTGAAGCCAATGCCCACGCCACAAATTTTCACGCTTATTTTTATCTGGCGGGAGATGGGACAAAGAACAGACCATATAGAGGTTCTGTATCGAACATTGAGCTTACCATGGTGAATTGAGGTGATACCCTTGGACTGGATTTTGAAGTACTGGATACAAGAGCTCTTCGCAGTCATCATCGCCGTTCTCGGCTGGTGTGTGAAGAAGCTCCGGAAGAAGAAAAACGAATATGACGTTCTGCGGGAAGGAATTCTCGCTCTGCTGCATGACCGGCTCTATCAGGCGTGCAGCTTTTTTATTGCCCGTGGCTGGGCTTCCTTGGAGGATCGGGAGAATCTGGAATATCTCTATCGTCCCTACAAGGCGCTCGGAGGGAACGGCACGGGAGAGACTTTATACCATACGGTGGAGAAGCTGCCGTATCAGGAACAGAAGGAGGAATGACTTATGGATTTTGGAATCGCATCTGTAGCGGCAATCACAGTAATCGCCTATCTCATCGGAGCAGGCTGCAAGGCATCGACAAAGGTACCGGATACCTGGATTCCGGTGATCTGTGGAGTGGTTGGAGCAGTGCTCGGAGTTGCCGGACTGTATCTGATGCCAGACTTCCCGGCGAAGGATATCGTCAACGCTCTGGCAGTCGGCATCGTCAGCGGGTTTGCAGCAACCGGTATCAACCAGATCTACAAACAGGCGACGAAGACAAATTGAAAAACACACCCCCTGCGCAGGGGTGAAAAGCGCAATAGGTAGAGAGAGCTCTCAGGCAGAAATGCTTGAGGGCTTTTCTTGTGCGCATTTTTAGGAGGAATACAAATGAGCAAGACAGAAGCAGCCATCAGCTGGATGGAAAAAACAGCAAGGAACAATGCACATGGATACGACCAGAGATACCGCTGGGGTGAAAAAGGAGATTACGACTGCAGCTCTGCGGTCATTACGGCATGGCAGACGGCAGGAGTTCCGGTCAAGACCAAGGGTGCCACTTACACAGGAAACATGAAGGCGGCCTTCCTTGCCTGCGGGTTTAGGGATGTAACTGGCAGGGTCAATCTCAGAACGGGTGCCGGACTTCAGAGGGGCGATGTACTTCTCAACACCACGCACCACACGGCCATGTACTGTGGAAACGGTCTGGAGGTAGAAGCAAGCATTAATGAGAAGGGTGGAGCAATCGGCGGCGTGCCCGGAGATCAAACTGGCAGGGAATTCCTGATCCGGTCTTATCGAAACTTCCCGTGGAACTGTGTGCTTCGCTATCAGGAGCAGGCAGCCATGACAGTTGAGGAAGCGGCGAGAGGTGTTCTTGCTGGAAAGTACGGAAACGGTGATGACAGAAAGAGAGCCATTCAGGCACTCGGCCTTGACTACAACACGGTCCAGAAGAGAGTCAATGAGCTGATCAGAGGTCAGGCAGCTCCGGCAAAGAAGACTGTCGATCAGCTGGCCAGAGAGGTCCTGCAGGGTAAGTGGGGCAACGGCGATGACCGCAAGAAGCGTCTTCAGGCGGCAGGCTATGACTACAGCGCTGTCCAGAAAAGGGTGAATCAGCTTCTGTAAAAAGTCTGCATGGTTTTGCGCGATTTTCATACTTTTGCATGGTTTTTCGCTGTTTTTCACCCGGACAATCTGATATGGTTAGACTGGAAGTGATCCCGATGGGGAAGTCAGAATACCTGGCTTCTGCACCGGGATTTTTTATTTCCTTCGATTAAGAACAGTAAACTCAAGCGTTAATTATCGACAATTTGCTCCCGCCACGGAGGGCACAGATTCTCCGTTTTATGGAGCCAGATCTGCTTGCTATAAGCCGCGTAAGAGCGAATATGTTACTACCCAAAGGAGGGGTGAACATGGGAAAAATCAAAGCAGCGGCTTATTGCAGAGTCAGCACAGATCAGGAATTACAGGACCTTTCCTTCGAGAGCCAGTGTGAATATTACAGGAATCTGATCGAGTCAGATCCGGGGATGGAGCTAGTTGGCATTTATGGAGATCATGGTAGGTCCGGGCTGCACATCGATGGAAGGCCTGAGTTCCAGAGAATGATTACAGACTGCAAGGCAGGAAAGATCGACCTGATCTATTCAAAATCCGTGTCCCGCTTTGCGAGGAACCTTTCGGATCTTCTGAAGACGCTCCGAGAATTGAAGGACCTGAAGGTGGCGGTTGTCTTCGAGAAGGAGGGCCTTGATACCAGAAGCGCAGCCTCGGAACTGATGCTCGGAATCCTTGGCACCATCGCGCAGGAGGAGAGCCACAGCCTTGCCACCAACATGCACTGGGGCAGGGAAGAACGCTTGAAGAAAGGACAGCCTTACGGTGCGGTTTCCTACGGTTATCGGGATCAGGGAAAAGAACATACTTGGGTAACAGTACCGACTGAAGCAGCGCAGGTGAGGCTTGCTTTCCGGCTGGCGAGTGAGGGGACACCATATCAGGAGATCCGTAGGCAGCTCGTGAAACTGCAGAAAGAGGTCGGCGGAGACAGATGCTGGAGCCAGTACAACCTGCACTACCTGCTGACCAATCCCTACTACACCGGGGATTACATGAATAATAAGACCACGGTGATCATCAGGGACAATAAACCGGTCAGGGTAAACAATGATGGCCTTGCAGATCAGTACTACATCGAAGAGCACCACGAAGCGCTGGTCAGCCATGAGGATTTTGACTTCATACAGGATCTGATCAAGCACGGCTTGCTGAGTGCCAAACGTCGTAACTTCTCAGATGAGGAGAAGAAACTACTGGAAGAATGTCAGAGAAGGAGGGAGCTGCATGAGAGAAGTGAAGAGAACACAGGCCAGAAGATCAGTGAGGCCGGAGCCTAAAAAGAAACTCCGTGTGGCTGCCTACTGCCGGGTCAGCACAGATTCTGACCAGCAGGAGATCAGCTTCAACACCCAGGTCGAGGTTTACGAGAAGAGAATTCTGGGAAATCCCAACTGGGAATATGCTGGCGTCTATGCTGACGAAGGTCTCTCCGGCACCAGCGCTGCAAAGCGAGTAGAGTTCCAGAGGATGATGGAAGATTGCCGGGAAGGGAAGATCGACAGGATCCTCACCAAGTCCATCAGCCGCTTTGCCCGGAATACGCTGGACTGCATCGAATACGTCCGGGAACTGAAAGAGCTCGGGGTGACCATCCTTTTCGAGAAAGAGCACATCGATACCGGTGGAGCATACTCCGAAATGATCCTGACAGTCCTTGCGGCATTTGCGCAGGAGGAGTCCAGATCACTTTCTGAAAACATAAAGTGGGGTGTCCGGAAGAGATTCCAGGAGGGAACAGACCGCTGGATTCCAATTTATGGATACGACAAAGAAGGCGACGAGAAGTATATCATTGTCGAGGACGAGGCAGCAGTCATTCGCAGAATCTTTGATGAATATGAGCATGGAGCTTCTACTTCGAAGATCGGAGAGGAACTGGACAAGGCGAAGATTCCGACTCCGCTGGGAAAGACGCACTGGGATGCGGCGCTGGTTCATTCCATTTTGGAAAATGTGAAGTACTGCGGAGACATCATCCTTCAAAAGTTTTACACGACGGATCATCTTTCTCATGAGTGTGTGAAGAACGATGGCACCGAGGTTCCTCAGTACTATGTCAAGGATCATCACCCGGCGATCATAACCAGAGAGCAGTACAAGCGGGTAGAGAAGATCCGCCACATGAACAATAGGAAGAATACAGAGATCGGCGGGAACTACCCTTATGGAGACCTTCTGAGATGTCCTTTCTGCGGAAGAAAGCTGCATCAGAGTAAGCTCGGTATCTACGGTAATCAGCGTGGATGGACCTGTGAAGGTGAGGACTTCCTCCTCCGATCAGATCTGCTTGACCCGGCTGTGTTGGAATGTTATGCGAAACTGCCGGTCGAGAAGCTAACCGATATTGAGAACTTAGATGTACAGAAGGTGCTTTGTTATAAGAAGAAACACCCGGAATTTTCACAGGTCGACTTCTACTGGGTAGATGATCTGATCGAATCCATCGAGCTCGGGACACACTCCAGGGAGGATGATCACACCGTGACGGTCCACTGGAAATGCGGTCTGACAACGACAGCCGAGACAGACCCGACGAAGATGACAGAATCGCCGCAGGTCCTTTGCAGGCGATCTATTGAGAAGCAGAAAGAGCTGAAGGAACGGAAGCTGGAGCTCCGGAGGGAAAAGCTCAGGAAGAAGGATAATACAGATCCTATTCAGGAAGAGAACACGGATCTGAAAGCGCAGATGGCGGAGCTGTTAAAACGTCAGCAGGAGCAGGACGAACTGATAAGGAAGTTGTTAGAGAAGGCAGGAGCATAAAAACTCCTGTCTTTTTTATTGCCCGGAGGAATACACTATGAAGGTACATGTGATAAAGAGCGAGCGTCACCAGCGGAGGAAGCGGGTGGCAGCCTACTGCAGGGTCAGTACCATGGAGAGCTCTCAGGAAGAGTCCTATGAGACCCAGAAGGAATATTACGAGAGTTACATCAGATGTCACGACGAGTGGGACTTCGCCGGGATTTATGCAGATCAAGGAATTACCGGGACAAGCGCTGAGAAGCGGCCACAGTTCATGGCCTGCATCAAGGACTCCATTGACGGAAAGATCGACCTGATTCTGGTGAAGAGCATCAGCCGATTCTCCCGGAACATCGTGGATTGCCAGAGCTACGTGGAAAAGCTCAAGAGCTACGGTGTAGAGGTATATTTCGAGAAGGAATCCCTGAGTACGATGGACCCGACGTCGGGCATGATCTTCTCCCTGATGGGTCTGATCGCACAGAGCGAAAGTGAGTCGATTTCACAGAATATCCGCTGGGCTGTTCAGGAACACTACAAGAGAGGGGAGTACACGATCGGAAACAATAAGATCC